GAGCCCACCTAGCTGTTGTTCTAGTTCCATCTGTGTCATGCGTACCTCTTCAGCTGTGGTTCTTTCTGACTGCCTAACTGACAGGATCAGGAACGCTTCGTTCAACCGCTTCTCAAGTGTCTGCATGTGCTGCAATGCCGTAGCAAAGTCAGCTGTTTTACCGACTTGTATTACACCTATGTCATCGGGTCTACCTTGTACGATAGCTCCGTTGCCAGCTGCTGCTAGCGTCTGTGGTTTTGTAGTACTAGATGGTGATACAGTAAATACAACCTTAGCGGCTGCTGCACTACCTTCTACTATAGCTTGTGACAAAGCCTCGAGAGACTTAAGATCACCTATAAACTGTCCTACTCTACCTCTACCATATGCTTCTCCATCTACTGTATTGAATCGTAGTGGTAGCCATGGTGTAGCATCGACTGGTGCTTTACTTTCTGAGCCGGGTAATCTTTTATTGTCTACTTCTTGATGCCAGATGAATCTGTTGTTGTCACGCTTGACATGTGTGTAGACATCTATTTCATCTTCATCGCCTTCACCGTCTACCACATCTTGTTTTTTAGATGGTGTGTAGTTTGGTATAAGTTCGCTGTCGATTCTTTCTTTTGTGATAATTTCAATCACGTTGCCGTTGCCGTCTCGTTCTACAACAAAGCGATTCAGAGGATATAGCTTCAGTCCCTGTTTGCCCATAAAGATAAGAGCATTACCACCTACAACTAGATGCTGTAATGCTTGGTGTATTACTACACGATCATCTGATGCAGCGATAGCGTCAAGAATAGTACGCTCTATCTTTGCAAAGGATAAGTCAAGTTCTGATTTTATTTCCGGACCAAACTGTTCTCCTAACTGGGATTCATCTAGCTGTAACTTAAAGAAGCTAGTCTGTGGAGGGACGAGTGATAGCGATAGCTTTGATGCTAAGGCTACCACCCCTTTAGCCCCCACGGACTGCCAAGGTGTCTTCAGTTGCTTCATACCTTTCTGGTACTCTTCGTGACCACGGATAAGATATGGGAGTGTAAGTTTAGTTGCGTCTTCTGCTTCGGTCAAAAACTGGGAACGATCACTGGATAAATTATCATACCTAGATTTTGCTGTCATGGTTTAAAAATAATTTCTATTAAATACTTGTTTAAATTTTTTCAATGGGCGTTTTGATTTCTGCATCATAAACTGAGCAAAGTAATTAGGGTTCATACCATACAAACTCATCTGATTAGTGTATGCGTTTTGCATAATCTTTGACAAGTTACTAGAATCTGTACCTGTCTGTGTAGTAGACACAGGTAATACTGATGCGAGTTTTTGTTGGTTAGTTGTTGGTAAAGTAGCAGTCATATTACTACCACCTTGTATCTGTAATGGAGTAGTTCCTCCACCTGTGGCTCCTAGTGAACCACCAATACCTTTGATGATAGATGGGAGTGTAGGTATCTGTCCTTTACCCGGACCATATTTCTGAATTAAATTATCTAGTTCTCCGAATCGTTTGTTAGCTATCGTACCTTCTAAGTTTTTGTTAGTGTTGATCTGCATACCAAGATTGATTGCATCATCAATACCACCTACGTTCTGCATACCTAACTGATTCATCGCTTCTCCTGTAGAATCTGATAACTTACCAGAGACTATTCTGTTAGCAAATCCAAGAGCTTGGGTATAAGGTACGTTCTTTAGTATTGACTTACCTTGTATGCCAGTCTCTTTTGTTACATCTTTGTTAAGAGTGTGTCGTATATCTTGTACGTTCTCCTCACTAAACTGTGGTAGACCAGTAAATTGAAGCATTTTTGTAAGCTTGTTAGGATCATTGCTAAAGTTTTCATCATCATAACCAAAAGCATCTATAGCTCTACCAGCCATTGCTGTTGCATCATCGCTTCCTACATCCTTCAAGAATCTAGCAATAGGATTACGTACTCCCTTCTTACTGGAAGCATCTATGTCTCCTATGTAATTCTTAAACAAAGACTCAGCTGCTGGTCCTCCTTCGTTGATGATACGCTTGGCATCTATACCTGTTTGTTTAGATATGATAGCCTGCTGTAAAGGACTTTTCTTAAATGTCTCAAACTTCTGTGTAAATGTCTTGTCGTCACCGGGTCTACCTAGATTGTCAAAGTCAAACTTGTTAAAGGTAGCTGCGTCAGCTAGCCCTAGACCTACGTCTTTAGCTATGCCACCAATGTCGTAACTGATGTTTTTATCTTTGTTAGTAGTTACAACAGTTCTACCTGTGTTACTTGCAGCTTCTCCACTATCTACACCACCGCCGATGTTTAATCCGCCAGTAGCTGTTGATGCAGTCTGAGTCTCAGTACCTACATTCATAGATTTACTTATATCATGAGCTGCCAAGCCTGCAAGACTAGCCCAACCTACTTTGCCGGGTATAGCAGAGCCTACTGATAGTGCAGCTCCTGTATAGTCCTTGTCTTTAAATCGCATGCCTGCATCAATAAGACTAGGTACGGCTCCAACAAATGGTATTGCTCTGACTCCATACTTACCTAATCCTTTAGCTGCAAATTTAGCAGCATCATCTGTCACACCCATGCCAAGATTCTTCATCTGTGATGGGTTAAGTTTATACTGTCGTACACCTAGTACGCTTCTACTTAACTTTGCATCTTTAGGTACTTTAAATTTTGTGAGTGAGCCTGTCTTATCCCCACCAGTAAAAGGTACACCTCTCAGCTTACCACCTTTCATGTATGGCATGCCGGTTCCTACATCAGGAGTGTAGTAATTACTAAGACCGGGTAGTCTGCCAGCCATGTTTCCTTGATACATGTACTTAGGTTTAGCAAACGTATCTGCAAGAGTTGTAGCAAACTTACCACCTATCTGTGCATTGTAATTACCAAACAGTCTGTTAGAATCAAACGTACTCTGTCTTGTAGCTTCTTTCTTTTCAGCTGCTGCAATTTCTGCTCTCTTTGCTTCTAGCTGTTTAGCTGCTGCTTCACGAGCAGCTGGGCTCATAGCACCACCTTGTCCGGGTACTTGTCCACTCTTGACATCACGTTCAGCTTTAAAGATGGCGTTTTTCTGTCTGGCTGCATCTTGTACTTGTTTCTTCTGACTTGCTCTGTAGATAGATATAGTACTACCTTTACTACCAGCTGGTCCTGTACCTTTTGGTCCACCAGTCAGACCACTCAAGCCTGCTGCTTCTCGTGCTTTAAATCTTGCTCTTACTGCTTGGGATTGTGCGGTACCAAGTTTACCCTGTGGTCCCATTCCTTTACCAGTTAGGGTCGGCTTTTTCTTAGGTGCTGGTGCTGTGCTAGGACTTCTGTTACTAGGGCTCTTACTTTTAGTACTACTTCTACTGCTAGTGCCTTTACCTTTGCTACCGCCTGACTTACCGCCACCTGACTTACCACTACCGCCTTGGCTCTTGCCTTTACCGGCACTGCTTCTGCCTCCGCCTTGGCTTTTACCACCAGCGGAACCACTACGAGTACCAGCTCCTTTACTTCTTTGTTTACTTCTAGATTTCCTAGCCATTACATTTCATCTTTACTGATTCGTTTGTTATACCACTCGACCACCGAGCGTTGACCGGCTAGATACATGATCGAGCCTAGGTCTTGCTTCGGATGAGGTGTAACAGGTGGGAAGTTTTCTTCTAGCTCTACTTGTATAGAACTAATGGTTGGTCCGATGATGGACTCAAGCATATTGTGGGAGGTTGGTGTTTGCATGTTCAAAGAACGCTGGCATACGAGCTGCTTTTGTGTCAGAAAACTGTGGGGCTTTGCCCTGATACATTAACTGATCGCTCGCATCCAGCCAAAATTTTTTGCCCAAATATTTATCAGTATGGTTCTCTGCTAGGGGTTGAAGTACCCAATGTATAGTTGCCTTCCGAAGCTTATCCAAAGAAGTGCTAGGAACAAGACCCAGCTCAGCACATACGAGACTATTTGTCGCAACGTGTATCTGTTCATCTCTGGATATATCAGCTGATACTGTTCTGAGAGCAGCATCACCAAGAAAGCGAAACATAGGTAGTAGAACAAAAAATATAGCTCGCTCTGCAACGAGAGCTTTGGTAATAGTGTGGTCAGGGTGTGCAATCCAAGCATCTCTTAACCTCTTAGCTTCGAGCTCAGACTTTGGATCAGCCCCATGGGCGTCAACAATGAAGCCCAGAGCGAGATCATGTTTAATCTCGTCTTGTACGTTTGACTCAAGAAGTGTCCTCGCTGCTTCCGGGACTTCTTTCTCCAGTCCCTGAGAAATAAATTCTCCAACTGGTAGCTCCATATGACGTATTGCGAGTGCACGCTTGATGGTTTCTTCAGCACCTTCTTTCAATACTCCTTTTGTAGGTTGGACTGGTGTCCATGTTCTTTTTCTGTTTTGTAATTTTATGTAGGGGTTCATTGTTGGCAGTCACATGTAATTTCATTTGTATTCTTTTCTAATTCTACAATGCTTGCCAAGTAATCTTGTACGTCAGTATCTCCTAACGCTGCGTAAGCATCAGACTTATCCTGAACGTCTCCCATTACCTGAAGGCTGTAGTACAACGAGGTTTGTGGGCTTCCTAGCCACTCCTCTATAAATGCTTCACTGTATAAAACTACATCACTCCAACTGTTGAAGCTGTAGCCATGAAGCAATCCTGTCCTATCGAGCATCGTCATGATTTCGTCTGTTACACGCTTGTATGCGTCCCATCCTACTTCACTTGCTATCTCAACGTCTCCATAGTTGACTCTATCTACTCCGAACTCGCCGGAGTCTCTGTCAACCATTCGTGCTATTGGTGGTGCTATCTCGGGTGTGCATGTAAAGCCGTCTAGGTCTCTACTGCGATAGCTACAGCTGGCAGTGGGTGCAATAGCAAACGCCCTTACCATATTGTTATTATGTGCTACTTGTGCCGCTTCAAAAATCGCTCTGTCCAAGGCAACAGCCGCCATACCGGCTTCGTTGGTTGCACTATATCCTCTGTTGACAAGGCGGAGTGCTTCTCCGAAGTCTTTGTAGCTGATGTTGTAACGTCTGAGGAAGTTGGCAAGACCGAGCACTCCAAGCCCCACTTGTCTGTCGACTTCTGGGGTAAGGTACTCTCCAGATTCTCCAACACCTGTCCGGCCATGGAGATCACACAACTCGGACATGCCTGATACGAAAGCCTCTTGTAGGTTGTCGAGAGTACAGGCACCGAGATTGACATGCTGTAACAAGCACGTTCCACGTGAGGGCAAGTATACTTCAAGGCAGACGTTTCCATAGATACGCTCCCCGGTAGGTGTGTGTCTGATTTTGTTGAGCCAGACGTCTCCTGATTTAATTCCATATATTAAGGCATCCTTTGTATCTTGATCTGCAAACTTCCACATCTCATCATCAATGTCGATGCAACGCTTGACCCAAGGCAGTTCTGATCGGCTTGCAGTTATAAAGTCCACCGCATCTGGGTGGGATAGGTCGAGGTGCAATACTATAGCACCATTTTTA